TCTCTTGTGAAACAGTATTGTCAGGCGGCAAATCATTCAGTGGCGGATCAGCTTGAATATCCTGATCTACTTGTTGATTTACTGGGTTAGTCTCCGAGGAGTCCTCCCCGGTCTTTTCGCCATTAATATCGGCCACAATACGGTCTGCTTCTTCCAGCTGTTGCTGGACTGCCTTTGGCAATGCCATTTCTATCTCCTTTAGCTCCGACTCTTACGTACGCTCCGTTCTTGACGGTCTGCGCAGGCTCGAATAACGGTCTGCTACTACGGTTTAAATACTAACCTTTACGATTAGCGCTTAGTTTGGTGACTAACTCATTCGAGTTTTTAATATGGGCGAGTAAGTCCGCCAATATTGCGGCTTCACCTTGGAGCCGGTAAATATGTTCTTGTTGTATAGTCCCTACAAGTTGTTCGAGGGTTCCATTTCGGCTGTCCCTCAGCCATTCAACTAGTGGACCAAATTCTTCTGCCTGTAACCGTTGAAAACAACGAGCCACACGCTCATCTAGTCTTTGCATTACTTACTTACAGAGACCTTCAGTTTTTGCGGATTCTTGAGCGTACTCTTTACCGCCGCGCTTACCTAAAGCATCGTTGTCACCATCAGGGCCACCGGCACCAACAGCACCACCTTTGCTCATGCCATCGGTCTTTGCAGACTCTTGAGCATACTCAGGACCGCGCTTTTCCATTGGGGAAATAGCTTTCATAAAAACTCCTTTTTATCATCAGACAACTGTCTGATTTAGTTACTATTTACAACCTTTTCCATTGGGGAAATAGCTTTCATAAAAACTCCTTTTTATCATCAGACAACTGTCTGATTTAGTTACTATTTACAACGTATATACAACTTTGTCAAGCTTTACTGCGAAAATCTATTTGTTACTGGTACACCATCCATCAAGTTCTGACCCTCTGGCGGTGCAGGAGGTGTTCCACCTGCTTGTGCTTGTCCGCTTTGTTGAGCCATTTCTTGTTGCATTTGTGCTTGCTGAATTGCCTGTGCCTCAATTGCTTTGGCTTTCATCATCTCGGCCGATGGCACAATTTTATCAACATTCATATCAAGAGTCATAGCAGTCTGACGTAACAATTCGGCAATACCTTCTATACCGACAACTTGCTGAGCCGCAGGACTATTGAGCGCAATACCTAAGAATTCGTTACGACGTTGCTGTGCAGCTTCTTTTTCAAGGATCGAGGAAGCACCACGAGCCACAATATCTACGTCACCTTTGAGATCTGGATCGTCAGAATACCGCATGTTGTAGTAATACAAACGGTCGATACATGGCTTAATAACGTGTTCATCGATGTTTGCGATGACTTGTTTGATAGATTTTCCTGCATTTGTCATAAGCATCGACATACCAGAAGCAGTTCTACCTGCCCCGCCTGCGGGCGCACCGCCGGTCATATATCGTGGAATGCCTGTGTACTCATCGGCAAGAGTAGCAAATTTTTCGTATACCGCCATCAATTCATTGGCTTGCGAGCTTGGTTGATAGAAAGATACAGGAGTTTGATTTGCACCTAATGGGTCAGATGTAACTTGCCAGATCTTCCAGGGGTATAACTGAGTGATGTTTTCACCTTCAGGCAATCTGTCGATGTTGTACACAACCTGTGGGCCCGAAGCCAAAGACATGTTGTTTACTATGCTACGAGCCGCAGCATTACAAATATCTTGCGTATCACGGCAAAGATCAGCTACTCCATTACCCCAGAACGCTCCTGGAACTTCTTCGTAAGAGGTTTTGTAATAAGGTTTACGACCTAATGGGTCTGGATTAATAACTGCTTTGATAATCCATGTGCCGATAAGCCATGCTTCGATTGGATATTCAGCCATCGGGTCTGGAACTTCTTCTGGGGACATACCCCAGTCAATTAACAAACGACCTTGTACAGAGCCCCAAAACTGGAGTGCATCAATTAATTCTGATGGGTTTTGGCCTGCAGCAGTTGTAGATTTACCTTCAGCTGTTGCGCGAGTAAGGTCCACATAGATCCATTCGCGTAGGCCGCCCTTTCCATAAGCTTCAAGGACTTGACGTATGGCTCCATCGCTATAGCCATCAACTCCAATAAGCTCGTGAAGATCAGCCCTTGATAACTTGTGTCTTTCAATTAGATACCCGTCGTTAATGGTTGAGCAATCAGGAGCGGGGTAAATATTAAATGGGCTTACTCGTTCCCACTCTAATGCTAAAGTTTTCTGAACTTGTAGATCGTACCCACCGCCAGGCAGCTTAACCCATTTGAGTTCTGGACGATTACGAACAACTGGACCTTTTAGAATCGCAGCTGGGAATGTAACTAGATCATCTACAAACTGAGCAAACGCTGTAGTCCACTGACCTTCGATCATCTGCTGGTGCATTTTCTTTTCCATGCGCTTTGCAGTTTCTTCTGCAATCTCACCTAGCTGGCGGTAAGCAGCGTCTTTCAAGTCAAGCAGCATCTGACGAACTTCAACATCAGTTGGGTTTATACCTGACATGAGCATCTGCTCTAACTGCTGCTGAGCACGCATCATCAAGTCTTGCAGAATATCTGGTTCCATATCTGGAATCGGACTTGGTCGTAGTGCCCATGGTTTTTCTTCAGGAGTCGACATCACAACATCACGTAGCCAGCTTGAAGCCGCACGGCATTTGTTAGAAGTCAACATCATGAAAATTGTAGAACTGCCTTGCTCACGCAACTGGGCTAACTTATCAGGGTCGTACTGACCGCGACGTGCACGCACGCATTTGAGCATTTGCTGTTCAATTGTGTATTCTTTGGCCATACGAGCGTACATCCACTTCTGTTTGATATACGCAGCAAGATTCTGTACTACTGGACTAGAATTTGCAGTGACGGCTGCAGCACGCTCCTCTTCTTGGAGCTGCTTAATTGATTTGATTGGCACGATTCCACCAACGGTTGTATAACCGGGGGCAGTCGCGTTTGTAATATTTAACGCAGCATCCATAGACTATTTCGAAATGTCAATACCTGCTTTATAAGTGATAAACCATTGATCTGTCAAGCCCTATTCCCAAACAAATGAAGTTTTGTTTACAATTCTTGCTTTTCGGCTTAACACATCACCTGTAATGTTTCCATCTGCATGCAAACACGCATACTGAAAGGCGTCCGCAATGTGAGAGTAACCGTTTTTCTCCGGTTTGTCATCGGTATCGCCATTATTTTTAATTTTATACCTATATCCGCCTCTTAGTGCATTTATTAATTCTCTGCAGCTCGGATCGATAAGCATAGCTGGTTTTCCATCAACTATACGAGTTAAAAGTGCATCTACGGCAGAAAGTCTAGCCACAATGCTGTTCGATTTAGCCGGAATTACCCTAAATCCTTCTGCTTTTAGAATGTCAAACACGCTTCGCTCATCTGTTTGTGCTCTCTGTTGCCCAGCTGGATCGCCAATAATTAGCACAGGCATACCGGGAAATTTGTTGGATAACAAGGGTTTGAGCTTTTCCCTTGTGAATCTAAGAGTCCCCATTCCATCAGATACTAAGTTTGCATAGGTCAAAAATCTTCCCTGCGGATCAACCTGCGATATCGTGCAGGCGGGGGTTAAGCCGAAGTCCATCCCAATAACTAGCGGGTTCGTGGACAATTTTATATAGTTTAACTCTTTTTCAGCCACATGGATATCACGATCGAAAGCCCTAAACACAGGCTGTCCGGACAACGATTTACCAAATTGCGCGTTGATATAAACATCAACCCAGTCCTCTGACTCGTATCCATATCGGGCGGGTTGGTCATCCCCCAAATATGAGCGTTAGAAGTACCGTTGTCATCGACACAACCCACGCTGTTATCCAACTTAGAAGGGAAACGGCCAAGACGACCTTGTAGCGCGTTAAAGATGTCGGGGTTAATTTCTCTAAACTCGTCCAAAATTCCAAAAGAAGCCTGTAAAGACAATAACCGCCTAACGTCATTAGAATCATCGAGACCACGAAAAAGAATTTCACACTCAACATCGTCAAACCTCAGAATAAATTTATATTCGGACTTGAGATACGTCCCCGCTTGGCCGTCCGGATACCAGCGTAGTACGTCAGGAATTGAGGTGTCCCGCAGCTGCTCTCGTGTATTACGTACCCAAATCGCCCTAGAACGTCGTATTCCGTCCTTACATTTGGCCATTTTCGCCGCATGGTAGGCTATTTTCATAATCCCAGCAGTAGTTTTCGTACTACCCACTGGCCCTACAATAAGGGAAATAAAGGCGTCAGAAGTCAAGAACTCCTTAACCGATGCCGGCGGAGTGTACTGTAAGTTACTCATTTTTCAGTTTTTTCTGTTTAGACTGAGGGACTTGCTTAACTTCCTCTACAGCAGGTATGTCGATGGTTTTCTTAGCTGTGTCCGCCAAATTTATGGTGATACTGAACCCTGGACCTGCCGCTATCTGGGCATTTGCCTTAGGTTCCATGTCTCCAAGTTTAGCACCAAGTTTTATAAACTCAAGCTTTTGCAGTAACGTCGCATCGTTTGACCGAGCAATTTTATACGCATCCTCGAACACATCTTCCGTCAGAGCCTTAGCCTTTATACGGAACGTAACCCCATTTTGCTCAAGCTCCGCCTTCTGCTTGGCAACAGCATCATTGAACGGTTTCCACTGCTGGAGCGAAGTCCACCGCGTGTTTTCGAATCCATATCGAGCAGCGATCTCCTGGGGGTCTTCCATCCCTACAGCTATAGCCAGGATCATCTCCTGGGGTATATCAAGCGCCGGTGGAGGCGGCTGTATCGGTAGTAACTCGTCGTCCATCAAGGTAGTCAACTAGGGCCTGTCGAATAAGTTCTGAAACGGTTGTATGCCTTTTTTCTGCTAGAGCTCTGAGCTCCACCATAACTGGGTCGGGTAAAAAGAAATTATGGCGTTTCATTTTTTAACCGCCTTCTTCGCAACTGTCTTTTTAGCCGCTGGTTTTGCAACAGCCCTACGCTCCTCTTTTCCGGGTCGAGCAGGCTTAACTTGTTTTACGGGTTGGGGTTGTGGCGCTTGGGGTTGGGCCTTCGGACGGAAATAATCCAAAAGTTTTTTCATTGCTTCGGTTACCATGTTTTCTCCTTTGGTTTTTGTGCATCATACATCATGTGTGGCTGTTGTCAATACTATTTTTAGAACGCTTTTTTGATTTTGGTTTTTTGGAGTGGTGTTCAGCATAGTGGTGCTTTCTATGGCAGTTTGCACACAATACGATACATTTCTCTCGGATTTCTTTTATCGCCTGTTTAATCATCCCGTCATGGACTAGTTTAAAAACCTTTTTGTTCGAGGGGTCTCTGATTACGTGGTGAAAGTCCAATGCCGCTGGATGGTTTTCTGTGCAGTTGGTGCACTGCAGTGTTTTCTTAAAAGCATGCCATTCTTTGCGAAGGCGCCTTCTTCTTGCCTGTACAGCGTCCTTTACCTTTTGCTTATGGTTCTCATAATGCCGGCGCTGAGCTTCTAGCTTTCTTGGGTCGTTCGGGTCTTTGTATGGCATGGCGTGAATGTAATGGGTTGTATGTAGATTGTCAACATAGGGAAAACCCTTAGAGGTGGGTGTCAATTTTATGGTCTGCTAGCTGTGAGCAAGAAAGCCGAAAAAGTTCTCACTTGCCATGTCCTCGATTGTCGGCTTAGCCACCCGTGTGTATTGTACTTGAGTGTTGCGCGGATACAACAGTGAAGTGTGTTTTGTAACATAAACATTACCTAAGGGCACTTAAAGTAACAAATATGTTAATGTCTATACAACGTGTGTATATTCATATTTTTACCGGGCGCATTACGGCCAATACGTAAGCATAGCCCCCGCCCCCCACCCCC